GGGCCGGGATTTGAACCCGGATCGTTGGATTCAAAGTCCAAAGTGCTAACCATTACACTACTCAACCACTCAACCACTCAACCACTCAACCACTCAACCACTCAACCACTCAACCACTCAACCACTACAGACCAAACAATCATTCACCTCTAGAATTGAACTAAAGAATTATTCTCTTTTTAAGAGAATCGCTTTATCATTTAAGCTAGTGAATATGTGATAGTGATGGGATTCGAACCCATGAAGTATATAACAAGAGATCTTGAGTCTCTCCCCTTTGACCGCTCGGGAACACTACCAAAATTATCCTATATTAGGATGTTTACCCTATATGGGACTCGAACCCACAACCCCCAGATTAGAAGTCTGATGCGCTATCCAATTGCGCCAATAGGGCGTCGCCTTTCTTAAAAGGACTTTTGTGCCAGAGGTGGGATTTGAACCCACGAAGCGTGTCGCAAGCGATCTTAAGTCGCTCTCCTTTGACCAGACTCGGAAACCCTGGCATAACTATGACGATAAGATACTTTTCCTTACCGAATTACTTAAGAAGGTAATCAATCTACTCCTCCAGTTGGGTTCGAACCAACGACCTACCGGTTAACAGCCGGTCGCTCTGCCTACTGAGCTATAGAGGATGCGATTAGTAGTGCCTACCAATCATGTTACCCACCGCGGGACTTGAACCCGCGACCACAAGATTAAAAGTCTTGCGCTCTACCAACTGAGCTAGATGGGCTATATCCTTCACTATCGGATATGGTTATCCTGAGCGGGGCTTGAACCCGCGACCTCGAGCTCATAAGACTCGCGCTCTAACCAACTGAGCTACCAAGACAATCTGAGATCTTATCATTACAAATACTCTACTTAACAATTCTTTAAATAAATCAAAATCAAATTTTTAATGATTTATTGTTCTCAACGAACTAAAGATTAAAAAAGAACAAAAAAAGAAGAAATTATTGTTCTTAATGAAATTTAATCGTTAAAAATTTGATTTAGCGTGTTCACTTGTAAATTAAACAAAAACAACAACACTTATAATCTATCGTTCAAAAAACATACTATCACAGAATATCACTGAACATGACTTCTCTCACAGACACGACTTCTCCCATGACTTCTCTCACTTACGAACTCAACATGCGTAACGATATCGTCGTGAACAAAGAGGACATCGGTCTTATCATTGGTAAGGGAGCGTCTTCCCTGAAACGAGTCATCTCGGGTTCCTGGAAGATGTACGAGCGCCTACAGTCCTCTCCTAACCGTGTTGAAGAGGACAAACCGAAGCTGCGTCTCGTTCTCAAGGATCACGATGAAGGAATCACTGTGGAGATTATTTCGGATTCAGAAAATATGCGTAAGCTTGCTCAGTCAAACATGGATCGCACCGTTTCAGATCTCATGAAGATGAAGTCAAAGAATATTGATCTCAAGACACAACACTTCGTAGTTGAGTGTGAGGAAAGACTTCTCGGAAAACTCATCGGTAAGGGTGGCGCAGGTCTGAAGCGTCTTCAGAACGACATCATCTACAAAGATAAGAAGATCGCGATTAACAGGAGTGACGTGGAGACAGCGAAGACCGCTCGCATTAGGGTAGAGAACCTTAATGTTGGGGCCGATGAAGAAGGAAAGAGCGGAAATATCATTAAAGTGGTGAAGATGAGGGATACTACATTTCTCGGGTGGCCTCCATCTCCAGAAGATGATTTTGAGCCTCATATCAAGCTATCCCTCTCTTTTAAACGAGACGCCTCATCTTTTGTAGATAAGAATAGTTACATTGAGCGGTTCAGTGAAGTTGTTATGGATCGTATCAGCCAGATTAAGCAGGAGGACGACACGCAACTCGATGAAATCAACGAGTGCCTGGGTTTTTGAGGAGGCAGGTTCTGACTGATTTCACCATTAAAGATAATCAAAATTAAATAAATCATCAATAGTTTTAGTTAGACCGGTATTCATTATAATTTTTGGTCCACTTATCATCATGCCATCTGTAGTAAATATATTTTTTATGAAATCATTGGAACAGTATTTATTATCTTTACCACACGTACACTTAATAAATCCTTCACTTGAGATACCATCATACACGCCATTCGGGAAACAAGGATCCGCTTCATTAAATTCTCTACTCTTCATATTATCTCTGTAAACACAGCCAATACATTTTTGCATGCATTTACCTGAAACTAAATCTAGACTATAACCTTCGGGGCACTCGCCCTTCTCTACAGAAGATTCACCCGGTCCATTATCGGTAATGAAAGGTTTACTATTTTGAAAACCCTCGTAACCAAAGTTACTAGAGTTAGTAGATTCAGTAGATTCAGTTTTTAACGGTTTTTTAGTGAATTGTTTTTTATCTTGGAAACTATTTACATTATGATTATCAACGTTGTAATATGAATATCCCCTCTGTATCGCTATATCATTCATTCTCGCGGTTTCTTTTACATCTTCGGGTAATTCTTGTCTCATGGGGTTTTCACCACAAGAAAAACGATAGGGACTTGTATTATCTCCGACGCATTTCCTTAACATATCGGAAGCAGGTTGATAATCGCTATCTAAATAAAAACATCTACTTTGTTCCTCCATTGAAGTCATTTATTTTATATATATAAAAATAAATTTGATTTAAACAATTTATAATTATAAATATAAATATAATGAATGGAAGCGCAAAAAGCACCAAAAGCACCAAAAGCACCAAAAGCACCAGAAATCATTGAAACTAATACGTGTGGATATATCCAAGTTGATGAATTATTCATTAATGATGTAAAACATCTCAAAGAAGAATTTATAAAACTAAAAGAAAATATCAAAGCTGAAATATTAAAAGAAAATAATATAAATCAAAATCCGGTTACAAAAATTTGATAACCATAATTTAAATTATTTATCAAATATAATGACAACAGAACAAGAATTAAAAGATTCTAAAAATGAATTGGAATTTTATAAATCTCTATTTGATACTCATAGGAATAGCGCTGTATTCAATTTGAGAATTAAAACTATCAATGGCAAAAAGGTATGGATAGATACATTATCTATTGATCATGCGTTTATAAAAACTTTGGATCAAGACGAAGAAACCAAAGAATGGTTGAAACCGGTTAAATGTTCCAGATAAATGTTCCTTCTAAATGTTCCGGTTAAACTTATCCTTCTAAATTTGATAAATTATTTTTTTATTATTCCTAAAATAAAGATTAAATGAATAAATCAAAAAGTTATCCGGCTCTAACGGATGAATCCTTGCTCTCTCTATATGGATCACAAAGTATTAAAAAATCAAAAAGTTTATCAGATATCCAAAAATACGATTTTACCTTTGATGAATTATTTGAAGGGGACGGACTCTTGGGTATTCGTTTTATTAATCAAGATGATAAAGTCGTTATTCAGAGGATTATAAAGAACTCTGTGGCGTCAGAAACATATGGTCTATATACAGGGATGATAGTTGTTAAAGTGAATAATATTGATATTAAAACCTACTCTTATAATGAAATATTAGAAATGATAAATACTTCATGGTTTCGCGGTAGTGTTTATATACAATTTCAAAAACCAATCTGGATTGATCTATTAACATTGTTAGTGAAACATAAATTACTTAATTATTATGATAAATTTATAGAACTCGGTGTTAAATCAATAGAAGATTTTGAATATATTGAGATAAATGATTTACATAAAATGGAGATGAATGAAACCGATATACAAAAATTAATGATAGAAAATAGAAATAAAAACATTTAAAAGATTAACCTTTAAAAGTAATCATATAAATGGTAGCGATTGGAATTGATCTCGGTACAACCTACAGCTGTGTTGGTTTCTGGAAAGACAATCGGTGTGAAATTATAGCGAATGATCAAGGTAATCGGACCACACCTTCTTATGTATCATTTAGTGATGAGGAAAGATTAATAGGTGATGGAGCTAAAAATCAGGCATCTATGAATCCTGAAAATACAGTCTATGATGCGAAACGATTTATTGGTCGTAAATTTGACGATCCGGTAGTTCAGAATGATATTAAAAGTTATCCGTTTCAAGTGATATCGGATAATAATAAACCCAAAATTCAGGTTTCCTATAAAAAAGAATTAAAAACATTTCAACCAGAAGAGATTTCATCTATGATTTTAATAAAGATGAAAGAAATTGCTGAATCTTATATCGGTGAAAAGGTAACCGATGCAGTTGTAACTGTGCCCGCATATTTTAATGATTCACAGAGGCAAGCGACAAAAGATGCGGGTCTGATTGCCGGATTAAATGTTCTTCGTATCATTAATGAACCGACGGCGGCGGCTATCGCGTATGGTTTGGATAAAAAGGATGAAGAGAAAAATGTTTTGATTTTTGATTTGGGAGGCGGAACATTCGATGTATCGTTATTATCAATCGATGATGGTATCTTCGAGGTGAAAGCAACTGCAGGAGATACTCATCTGGGCGGCGAAGACTTTGATAATCTTCTCATGAAGTATTTCATTGATGAATTTAAAAGAAAACATAAAATGGATCTTGGACAAAACAAAAGATCCTTGAGGCGACTTAAGACGGCATGTGAGAGAGCAAAGCGAACTCTTTCCTCTTCGGCAACCGCGACTGTAGAATTAGAATCTATTTATGAAGGAGTTGATTTTTTTACAAGTATTACGAGAGCGAGATTTGAATCGTTATGTATGAATTTATTTCATAAATGTATTAATCCTGTATCTAAAGTTCTCCAAGATGCTGGTATTTCTAAATCTAATGTCCACGAAGTTGTTTTAGTAGGCGGTTCAACACGTATCCCTAAAATTCAGGAGTTATTGAGTTCTTTTTTTAACGGAAAGGAACTTAATAAAGGTATTAATCCCGATGAAGCCGTTGCTTATGGTGCTGCTGTTCAGGCAGCTATCCTATCGGGTGGGACATCGGGTAACGATGATGCCGATCAGATCCTACTCTTAGATGTGGCACCATTATCCCTGGGTATCGAGACCGCGGGTGGTGTGATGACTAAACTCATTGATAGGAACACGACAATACCGGCTAAAAAATCTCAAACATTTAGTACTTACGAAGATAATCAGGATTCGGTTATGATTCAGGTATTTGAGGGTGAGAGAGCAATGACAAAGGATAATAATGAATTAGGTAATTTCAAGTTAGAAGGTATCCCGGCGGCTAGAAGAGGTATTCCTCAGATTGAAGTATCATTTGATATTGATGCGAATGGTATTATGAATATTGAGGCGAAGGATAAGGGTTCAGGTAAAATCCAGACAATTACAATTAAGAATGATAAGGGTCGCCTAACGAAAGAAGATATTGAGAGAATGGTTCAAGAAGGTGAGAAATTTAAAGAAGAAGATGACTTACATAAGGAAACTATTGAAGCCAAGAATAAATTAGATTCTCTAGTTTATCAGACTAAATCAACTATTGAGAATGAACAAATTAAAAGCAACCTGTCGTCCGGCGAATTAAAATTAGTCTCGGATATCCTAATAGAAACCGAACTATGGCTAGAAGGCGAACATACAAAAGATGAGTATGATAATAAAATGACTGAAGTAAACGGGCAAATTAATCCAATAATGATGAAGGTATATAGTGAAGGTTCGGCAAACGGTGGTCCCGAATCGGTGAACATGACTCCATCAGAATCAACCGAATCATCAGACCCTGATAGTGTTCAGATGGATCCTGTGCCAACGTTGGACGAAGTAGATTAAATATTATCAATGTCTTTTAGATTTCTTTTTAGTTTTTTTACTATCAGACTTGACCGTGACTTTTATTGCTTTTAATGAATCATCTAGAAACATCTTTTTATCAAAATTCATAGATCTCTTAAAATTCCTTGTTGCCCAATTCAACTGGGCTTTACTTCTACTCTTACTCTTGGTCATACATCTAGGTCCATAAAAGACAACGCTAACTCGCGAACCCTTCATTTTTATGAAGCTACCGTCCTTTGGTCCTGTCATTAGAGACCACTGACCCGGTGCGCGGATTTCAATATTTTTTATAAACCATTCATTCCCGAGCATTTTCTTATAAATTTCAGTCTTTAACTTTTCTTTCATCTTTCCAGATAATTTATCAATATCCTTATCTAATATTATTTCACCGATATATTTTATATCTCCTTTCATCTTAAAATATAATAAATATATTAAATATATTAAATATATTAAATATAATGAAAGATATTAGTTGTTTAATCGGTATCAATGTTTTTTAGATTTTTTATTCTTAGATTTTCGCTTCTTAGATTTTCGCTTCTTAGATTTTTTCTTCTTAGATTTTTTCTTCTTAGATTTTTTCTTCTTAGATTTTTTCGTTTGGGCCCCTATTAATTCTGCAGTTATTTTATCCATTAAATCCGGATTTAATGGAGTACCATCACCTAAACGTGTATTCAATGATTTAGCTACTGCTAATCTACGATTCGCCTTTTCTAATTTTTCTAATTTTTCTAATCTTTCTTTTTCTATTTCTTCCTTTCTTTCATTAATTCTATAAAGAATCTCATCCAACCACCGGTCGTTTTCAAGCAACCATACTTCATCATCCGTATCCATACCCGCTGTATCATCAGGACTGCGTCCAGTTTCAATGGCCCAATCGACTATCTCGTTTGCCCGTTTATCTTCATAATCATCCGAATCATCCGAATCATATCCCATTTATATTATTATATATATATTTATATTAAATATAATGAAAGATATTAGTTGTTTAATCGGTTTAACCCTCCTAATAGGGAGTTTATCTATGACCATCATGAAGAAAAATACAGATATATTCAATAACTTTTATAAATTATTGGATGATAAGCAAAAGATTATTTATGAAGAAATCGTTAAAGAAAGATTAATGATTTATTTTTCCGGCATGGTCATAGGACTCGGTCTAGGTATCTATTATTACGTAGGTTCAAAAGATAAATATCGCTTATGTAAATTCTTAGCGATTATTTATCTCGTCAAACTAGGATTCTATTATTTTTATCCCAAGATACCACTGATGCTATATTCCTTAACAGATCAAGATCAAGTTGATGCGTGGGCAAACATTTATGAGGAAATGAAATCTAAATATAAAAAATCATTATTGATTGGTTTCGCCGGGTATTTGCTGATTAGCTACAATTATTAAGCATCTCTTATTCTAAATCTTTTAATTTATCATCTAAATCTTTTAATTTATCATCTAAATCTTTTAATTTATCATCTAAATCTTTTAATTTATCATCTAAATTATAAGAAACATTACTTTTTAGATAAGGATTAAATTCTTTAATATATTTCTTTCTATTATCTATTGTCCCCTGTGAAACAATAGTTACAGGTGTTAAGGTACAGTCTCTCGTTTCATATTGTAAATGATAAGGGATCATATGAAACCTCAGAGGTTTCATAAGACAACTTAGAAAACCTTTCATATGTGTGATTTGTTTATTCATATTCTCAATAGTATTTATATAGTTATTTTTTTTTAATATTATATAATTATATAATTCATAATGGGGGATTTCGCAGCGGCCGAATTAGGGGAAGGACTTACTATGGAATTATTGAATAGTGTGTGTGTGTCTAAACCAGAGATAGAAAATTTACATAAACTTTGGAAATTAGGACAAAATGAGATCGGGGAGGAGCTCGACGTGTCTGGCCGTCATCGCCTCGAGGAACAAGAAAAACAAGAAGTGACTGAGTTTCTCAGTGATTATCAAAACTTAGAAAAAACAATAATATTAAGAGATGCGGAGAATACTGTAAGTGATTTTATAAATAATTACCCTAAATTAGTAGGTATGGTGCTATACCCCCCCCGGACCAGACTGGTCCAGGGGGAGGTGCCGCAGGTGCCGCAGGTGCCGCAGGTGCCGCAGGTGCCGCAGGTGCCGCAGGTGCCGCAGGTGCGTTGGGTCGAGGTGGACCCATACACCATCCATAAATATAAATTTCTCTGT